TGGTAGGCGTAAGCCGTGTACGTTTTTCTAGCTGGAGCTGGTCTGGCCCTCGTCTTATCATGACTGACGGTATCAACCCAGCAGCTACGTGGGACGGTACTACCTATTCTCAGATCACACACGCAAGTGCACCATCTGCCCCTAAGTACTCAGAGACCTTTGGGAGCCACATGTTCTTAGCTGGTGACCCAGCTGATCCGTATAACTTGTACTTTAGCGCACCTCTCGATGAGACTGAGTTCTCCCCAGGAGCTGGGGCAGGTGTTGTCAATGTTGGCTTTGATATCATCCAGATTAAAGCATTTAGAAATACACTCTTCATCTTTGGCAATAACCGTATCAAGCGACTGAACGGGACTAGTGCCGCTGACTTTACTGTAAGTGATGTAACGAACAGCCTCGGTTGTCTTTCCTCCGATAGTGTTATCGAGTTTAACGGTGACCTCCTCTTCTTGTCACCAGACGGTATGCGTCCTATCTCCGCTACGGAGCGTATCGGTGACATCGAGTTAGCTACTGTCTCTAAACCTGTGCAAACTCTCTTCGATCAGTATTCAAGTAATGAAGACTTAAAAGATGTTACAGTACTCTCTATTCGTCGTAAGTCTCAGTTCAGACTATTCTTCCCAACATCAGACTCTTTGGGTCTTATCGGTGCTCTCCGTCTCTCCGGCCCTACTCAAGCACCAGCATTTGAGTTTAGTCAGCTAATCGGTATTGATGTGTACTGTGGCTCTTCTGGATACATTGCTGACGAAGAGTTTGTTATTCACGGAGACTCAAATGGCTCACTCCACCGCCAAGAGTCCGGCCAGAACTTCAATGGTTTTCCTATCTTCTCCGTATTCCAAACTCCGTACCTACACATGGACGATCCTCTTATTCGTAAGAACTACTACTCAACTACAACTTTCATGTTGTCCGAGGGTACGGTAGAAGTCGATGTAGGTATTAGCTACGATTATGGTACTAACTCTGTAGAGAACCCAACTAACTATACAGTCAGTACAGAGGGTGCTGCTGCTTACTACGGTGGTGCAGCGTATGATGCTACGGACAAGTACGATGGTGACCCCTCCCCCGTACGTACATCTCGCATTACTGGTTCTGGCAACTCAATAGCACTTACCTACGTTACTGCAGCAGACCAACCATCCCACACAATTCAAGCTTTGGCCGTCGAGTACGGTCTTTCAGACAGGAGATAAGCATGGCCGGATACACAAGACAGTCGTCAGCCGATATCATCCCTACAGCTGTTGTACGCTCGGCCCCCGTTAACGCTGAGTTTAACACACTGCGAGATGCTTTTACGCATGATACAGCCGGCACCACAGGCCACAAGCATGATGGTAGCTCCTCAGAGGGCTCCTACGTACCACTTATCGCTGACGTAGATGGTCTTAACAAAGTCGTAATTGATACGTCTAATAACCGTACTAGCTTCTACACTGAAGTAGGAGCTGCTGCAGTTGAACAGGTACGTTTCGAAGATGGTGTTATCTATCCTGTAACAACTAATGATATTGACTTAGGCACAGGTTCACTCCAGTTTAAGAATGCTTACTTTGATGGTATCGTACAAACAGACACGCTTACCGTAGACATTAACGCTACAGTAGCTGGTACACTTGGCGTAACTGGTGCTACCACTCTTGCAGGCCTTTCTGCAACTACTGCTACACTAGGGACAGTAGACATTAACGCAGGGTCCATAGACAACACCAACATTGGTGCAACCACTCCTACTACTGTTGTAGGCACAACGATTAGCGCTACTACGCAGTTCTCTGGAGACCTCACAGGTGACGTACTTGGTGATGTAACTGGTGACTTGACTGGTAACGTAACAGGTAATGTTACAGGCGATATCACTTCTACTGGTACATCTACTTTCTCCACTATTGATGTTAATGGCGGTGCTATTGACGGTACACCTATCGGTGGCACCTCTGCTTCTTCTGGTGCCTTTACTACGGTTAATACATCAGGTCTAGCTACCCTTAACTCGGTAGACATTAACGGTGGTGCAGTTGATAACGCCACTATTGGCTCTACTACACCTTCTACTATTGTAGGTACAAACATCACAGCCAACACAGGCTTTACGGGTAATCTGACAGGCAACGTAGCAGGTAATGTTACAGGTAACGTGACTGGCGACATCACTGGAGATGTAACAGGTGACCTTACAGGTAACGTAACTGCAGTTACGGGTACAACTACCCTGAATGATCTTATCGTTAACGGTACGGTAGACTTTACAAGCACCGCCCTTATTAACGTAACGGACCCTACTGCACCACAACATGCTGCTACAAAGAACTACGTAGACACGAATGATGCTTTGAAGCTCAGCCTTATTGGTGGCACTATGTCTGGCGATATTACTATGTCAGGCAATACTGTAACAGGTTTGGGTGCGCCTAATCTTAGCACGGACGCAGCTACCAAAGGCTACGTAGATGATGAAGTAGCAGCGCTCCTTGATGCAGCCCCTGCCACACTAGACACGTTAAATGAACTAGCTGCTGCGCTAGGCGATGATGCTGACTTTTCTACAACTGTTGCCAATAGTATTGCTACTAAGCTGCCTCTAGCAGGCGGCACAATGACTGGTGACATCATTATGGGTGCTAACGCAGTTACATCTACTGCTACACCTACTGCTGATGACGAACTTACTCGTAAGGGCTATGTAGACACCCAAGACGCTCTAAAGCTAGACTTAGCTGGCGGCACTATGTCTGGTGACATTGCTATGGCTACGTCTAAGGTCACTGGCATGGGTGACCCTACTCTAGCCCAAGACGCAGCTACCAAGGCTTACGTAGATACTGCAGGTGCCACTAAGTTAAGCCTGTCTGGTGGTACTATGACAGGCGCTATTGTGATGGGTGCCAACAAGGTAACCTCTACATCGACGCCTACCGCTGATGATGACCTTGCACGTAAAGGCTACGTTGATACCATCTTGGGTTCATCTGTTGCTGCTGCAGATAGTGCTGCTGCGGCTGCTACATCTGAAAGTAATGCGGCCTCTAGTGAGTCTGCGGCTGCTGCATCTGAGACCGCTGCGGCTACCTCTGCTTCTAATGCGTCAACCTCAGAGTCAAACGCTGCTTCTTCTGCCACGGCTGCTGCAACTTCTGCATCTAATGCCTCTGTAAGTGAAGCCAATGCAGCGACTTCAGCTACTAATGCCAGCACATCTGAAAGTAATGCGGCCTCTAGTGCAACGGCTGCGGCTACTTCGGAAACAAACGCTGCAACTTCTGAGACTGCTGCAGGGGTAAGTGAAACAAACGCTGCTACAAGTGAGTCCAATGCATCTACATCAGAGACTAACGCAGCTACCTCTGCTTCTAATGCAGCTACATCAGAGGCAAATGCTGCAGCTTCTTACGACTCTTTTGATGATCGTTACCTCGGTGCTAAGTCGTCTCAACCAACACTAGACAATGATGGAGATGCACTCCTTACAGGTGCTATCTATTTCAACAGTGTAAATGATACTATGTATGTATATACAGGGTCTGTTTGGTCTGCCGCTGTATTTGACACTGCAGGTGCTATGTTTGGTGCCAACAACCTGTCAGACGTAGACAGTGCTGTAACCTCTCGTGCTAACTTGGGTGTAGAGATTGGCGTAGATGTACAAGCATATGATGCTAACATTGTTAGTGATGCGTCCTATGTACACACAGACAATAGCTACACTACGACTGAGAAGAATAAACTAGCAGGTATTGAAGCTAACGCAGATGTGACTGATACAGCTAACGTAACTGCAGCTGGGGCGTTGATGGACAGTGAGGTTACTAACCTTGCTCAGGTTAAGGCTTTTGACAGTGCAGACTATGCCACAGCGGCTCAGGGTTCACTTGCAGACACAGCAGTGCAACCCAATGACAGCCCAACCTTTGGTACGGTAACAGCTACAACGGTAGACCTTGGAGACTGGACAATCACTGAGTCTGGCGGATCACTGTATTTTGCAGCAGGTGGTGTGAACAAAATGAAGCTTAATGCTTCAGGAGATCTACAGATCACAGGTTCTATTGACACTGTGTCAACAATTAGCTAATAGTGAGGGAACACGAAGATGGCTATTAAAGTTTCAGGTACTGCAGTCATTGATGGCAGTAGGAATATTGTAAACGTAGGTACTGTTGATGGCCGAGACGTTGCTGCGGATGGCTCTAAGCTCGACGGTATTGAAGCCACGGCTGACGTAACTGACGCTGGCAATGTAAACCCGCTGGTTGATACCCACCTCAATACCTCCTCCGCCACCACTGGTGAATATCTTAGCTGGACAGGCTCAGACTACGATTGGGTTGCTGTCTCTGGCTACACCGATGCTGACGTTGACACCCACCTGAACACTGGCACTGCTTCCTCTGGTGAGGTTCTGTCGTGGAACGGTAGCGACTATGATTGGGTTAGTGGCGGTGCTACCAGCTTGGGTGATTTGTCGGATGCGAATACTACAGCAAACAACAGCGTATCGTTAAGGTCATCTCATAATTCAGCGGAATCAGTTTTTATTCTTGGTGGAAATAGTAGTGCCTATCAAGCTATAGCTATTGGTTATTTGGCTGGTTCAGGTGCCTCTGGTACTGGTAACGTAAATGTTGGATATGCTACTGGGCGCAACGTAACAGGCCTGAAAAACGTATATATTGGGTATAATGCAGGGGGATACACAGGATCTTCAAGGACGGGAGACGGGAATGTTTTTATCTCCCCCCGTAACTCTGGCTGGCACAGTATAACAACAGGGGAATATAATGTTGCCCTTGGTATGGATTCGTCAGCTTCATTGACTACGGGTCTTAACAATGTCCACTTAGGCCGACAAGCTGGTGATGCAACAACCACTGGTTCCAACCAGATTGTCATCGGCCAAGGTGCAGACGCATCATCCGCCACAGTCTCCAACGAGATCACGCTAGGGAATAACAGCATTACTCGCTTCCGTATCCCTGCTGCTGGCATCGACAACACCTCTGATGCTCTCTCGGGCACCACACCATCGGTGGACGTAGGCGCACGGGACACCTACACGCTGTCAACATCGGGCAACACCACGTTCACCTTTACTGGCGCACCCTCGTCTGGTCAGGTCGGCACGTTCAGCCTCATCATCACGGCTGGTGGCACACACACGCTGACATGGCCTGCCTCTGTTGACTGGGCTGGTGGCACGGCTCCTGATGCCCCTGCAAGCGGCGAGAAGGACATCTACACGTTTATGACAGTGGACGGAGGCACGACTTGGTATGGCTTCCTCGCTGGGGATGCGATGGCATGATTACGTCCAGCCAGAAGCTGTTGATGGCGAGGGCTGGGGCTGGTGGGTCAATAGTAGGTCTTGTCGGATACGCCGAAACAAAAGTCACATCGGCAACCAATAGCATAGATATAGATGTGTCTGGGCTAAACATCCAGTCTGGCGATGTTGGCATATTTATTTGTGGTATGCACAGCGGGGCAACAAACCAACCATCAGGATGGACTGCTGACAATCAAGGTTCCCGTGCTGAGTCTGCGCACATAACATTTTCTGGCGGTGAAACAACAGTTAACTTCACTGGCTCCAACATGGATGATGGGGTAGGAACTGTTTTTGTGTATCGTGGGTACACATTTACGAGTTATGCAGTCCAACTTAATTTCTCTGGTATGCCTAATCCACCTTCAGCATCTGTAAGTTCTGGGGATAAGGTTTTCATTTTTGGGGGT